TGGACAGTACAATGAAACAAGGAAACTTAATATGAAATTAACTACAACTATGTATGTCAGAGCATATAAAGCGTACTCATGGGATGAATGTTATAGTGAAGATTTTCCATATAAACTTGAAACATCACTCAATGACAAAAATTATGATAGTTCCTGGGTAGTCGGTAGCTTTGAGGTGACTTGTCCTCTTGATGTGCCTTCTAAAGAGCATATTGTTGCATGCCAGCTTAGAGGATTGGAAGAAGTCCTCAAAGATCATATTGCTACATCTTATAAGAAAAAAATGGATTTGGAACAGCAGATTAAAGATTTAATGGCAATAGAGGATATGTCTGATGGCAATTAAGATCCAAAACACTAACGATATTGAAATCAATAGTGTTAAAACAATAGTGTACGGAGGCGCAGGCGTGGGTAAAACCCGCTTGTGTGCTTCGGCACCATCCCCAATAATCATTTCCGCTGAGAAAGGCTTGCTATCACTAGCAGATGGTGATGTTAGCTTTATTGAAATCAAGTCAATGAGGGAATTTGATGAATGCTATAAGTGGGCCAAGAGCTCATCTGAAGCAGATCTCTATGAGACTATATGTCTTGATTCATTGAGCGAGATAGCGGAAGTACTGGTTGCAGAATTAAAGCCACAATATAAAGATGGACGCCAAGCATATATGGCACTAGCTGATGCTATGATGCCTATGCTAAGGCGTTTCAGAGATTTGGATGGTAAGCATACTGTGTTTACTTCCAAGTTGATACGTGTTGTTGATGAGGAATCAGGAACTGTATCAGAAGAGTTGTTAATGCCAGGCAAAGTTTTGGGCAATCAGATACCATACATGGTTGATGAGTTGTTCAAGATCAATGTTGATCGTAAAGGTGTTGCTTCTCTTCAAACTGCCCCTAGCAGGCTGTCGTTTGCGAAGGATAGAAGTGGCGCCCTGGATAATCCAGAGGTGCTTAACATGACTGTTGTTATCAATAAGATAATGGCGAAACAAGGAAATTAAAACTATGGCACTATTACCAGATGTATTTGTACCTGATGAAGCTGAAGAGAACCCATTTGCTCCTCTCCCAGCAGCCTGGTACACCGCGGAAATTATCAAGTCTGAGCTCAAAGACACTAAGGATGGAACAGGCAAGTATCTGGCTCTCTCCTTCAAGATTGTCGATGGTGACCATGCCAACCGCCTGGTCTTCACTAACTTGAACTTGGTTAACAAGAGTGAAGTTGCTGTTAAAATCGCTCGTGCTGATCTGAAAGCAATCTGCGGAGCTTGTAACATTGAAGGTGAGCTTGAAGACTCAGTTGATCTCCATAATATCCCTATGGAAATCAAGTTGTCTCTTAAGCCAGAGACTGCTCAGTGGCCTGCTAAGAATGAGATCAAATCGTTCAAGCCAGAAGGCTGGGAACCTGGCTCTGATAGTGATGACTCTCCCTTCTAAGTGACTATGCCCCCGCAAGGGGGCTTTTTGGAGATAGAATATGCTAGAACAAGAACATTTGAATAGGCTGCTGAATGATCCTGAGACAGTTAGCCTTCCGCGTCCCTACCTGGGTCTGTCTCAGATAGGAGAGAAATGTCACAGAGCACTTCAATACCATCACTACTGGGCCTATGAGATTACAATCAGCAAAAGAGTCCAAAGGCTGTTCAAAGTAGGACATAGAGAAGAGCAAGTGATCATAGATGACCTGGCAGAAATAGGCATCTTTGTAACTGACTCCCAAGAGGAGATGACTGGGACTGCTGGTCATTGGAAAGGGCACTGTGATGGCATAGCAATAGCTGAAGTAGACATATCACAGAGATTCCTGGTAGAGTTCAAAACTCATAGCCAGAAGAACTTTGATCTTGTTAAAAAGAACGGAGTTAAGAAATTCAGTTCAAAGCATTATGGCCAATGTATGGCTTATATGGGCTACCTGGATCTGCCATATTGCTTATATGTAGCTTACAATAAGAACACATCAGAAGATTGGTGTGAGGTTATAATGTTTGATGAAGAAGAGTTTAAAGAGCTGAAGCGGAAAGAGATGGAAGTAATAGCATCTGATGGACTGCTCCCAAGAATAGGTAATGGCTCTCCAGCCTGGTTTGAGTGTAAGTTTTGCGATGCCAGGAAAGTATGCTTTGGTAGAGAGCTTCCGCCTATCACCTGTCGCTCTTGTCAGCATGTAGATATAGAGAAAGATGGAGTTTGGGCCTGTAGTCTTCAAGACTGTAACCTTTCTGTAGATGATCAGAAGGCTGCTTGTGATGAGTATCAACTGAGTAATATATTTATGGAGGAAAAGTGATGAGTGAGCACATAAAATGCAGGCACGGGGCATATCTCGATATGCAGCGTTGTTGTTACTGCGACCAAGAGCGCATCGAAGAGCTGGAAGCCGAGAACAAGGCACTACGTGAGGCTTTAGAGGTATTGGCCAAACTGGGTAATGGCGACCACTACGGCAACAGCGATGGTAACCGAATAGCGCAAAAAGCACTACTGGAGACAGACGATGATTGAGATGCGCTGGCTTGAAGACGAACGGTGGGTTGGAGGTACTATAATTCAAACATCAAAGGACTTGGTTTTACAGTACCGACAACAGGTTGAAGGTGAGTGGACAGAATGGGTAACGGTTCCAATGGAGTCATTACTACTGGAGGTGAGTGAATGAAGCTTTCAGACGCAGCAGTGTTAGCCCTGTTACTGGTACTGGTGGCGGGGATAGCGGCCAGTGTAAGCCGTGACATTGCATTCAATCAATGTAAAGCAGCACTGGAGCAGAGTGATGAGTGAGCTAGCTTTTTATAAGATAGCTAAAGAACAGTCGCTGCGCATAGGAGAACTGGAAGCCGAGAACAAAGAACTCAAAAAGGAAAACAACCGCAAAGCTGATTGGAACATGAAAGCCTTTGAAGAGCTACAGGCACTGCGGGAGGCGGCACAGGCTGTAGTGGATAACTTCTCTGTTGTTGGCGAATCAACAGCCCATGCACGACCTAAAGACTTACATGCACTAGCAGCCCTACTGGAGAAGAGCGATGAATGACACGCTAATTGAGCGTCTTGATTGGGTGGCAACTGTCGCCGAAGACACGGAGGGGTTGGGAAATAAGGCTTATCTAATTTGTGATAAGGCAGTAGACACAATCACAATACAGGCAGAGCGCATAGCCGAGCTGGAAGCCGAACTCAAGGCACTGCGGGAGGCTGCGCAAGACACACAAATCACGCTGCATACGATGCTATCAGACCAGAATACCTACCGCTTTGAGGGTATTTACATGGATGTTATGCGAGAGCGGCTGTATTACCACAAGGAAGCACTGGAAAAGCTACTGGAGGAAACAAAATGAAAATTGAGCTACGGCATTATCAGAAAGATGCTGTCTCAAAGACAATGAAGTATTTTCAGGAACACAAAGGAAAGAATGGCTTGATAATGTTGCCGACAGGTAGCGGAAAGACTTACGTCATTGCAGATATAATCCGCCAGGCCAGGGAGAAATGGAATGTTAAAGTATTGGTGGTATCACATGTCAAGGAAATCCTCGAACAGAACCACACATCACTCGAGAAGTATCTGGATGAGAGAATTGGACTCAACAGCGCTGGGCTGGGAAGAAGAGAATGCCGAGATGTTACTGTGGCAGGAATACAGAGTATATACAGATCCACTCATATGTGGCAAGACCACCAGCTCATCATCGTTGACGAAGCCCACCTCATATCTCCAGAGCAAGGTACTATGTATCAGAAGTTCTTTGAGGGTATTGGGAAGCATGTGTGCGTTGGCCTTACTGCTACTGGCTTTCGGCTCGGTGATGGTTACATATATGGTCGTAATAAGTTGTTTGAGCGTGCTATTGCTGATTGGTCTAGCGTTGAGCACTTTGAACAATTGGTTAAGGAAGGTTATCTCGCGCCTCTGACCACTAAGCGTACAGCACTTGAAATGGACGTAAGTGACATCAAGCTAATTGGAGGAGATTTTAATGAAAAGCAGATGTCCAGCAAATTTAACAGACAGGCAGTTACAGAGGCGGCTAT